AAGATGTCACCATCGTCGAATACTCGAGTGATGTGGAAGATGCGAAGTCCGCACTCCTCCGCGAGCTCATGATCTTGGAGTTAACTCAATGACAATCGAACAACTCGAGGGCCAGCGTCAGTCTACAATCGCTGCCGCTAAAGAAGTCCTCATCAACGGCGGCGACATGGCCGAAGCCAATCGCCTCCACGCATCTGCAAAGTCTCTCTCTGAGCGCATCGACATGCTCCGCGAGTTTGGGAATGTCCCTGCTCCTGTCGCATCCGAAGCGCCAAAGTCTGAGCCTTGGAAGTCTGGCGGAGTAACAAAGAATCCATTCCCAGGATCTCGTGACGAAGCCAACTACAAAGCATACGCATTCGGCCAGTGGGTTCGTGGTGCGGTCCTCGGCAATGCTAAGGCCGCAAAGTGGTGTGCTGAGAATGGCATCAAGTCGCAGACCGAAGGCACAGACAGTGCCGGTGGATACACCGTCCCTGAAATCGTTTCTTCTAGCCTGATCTGGCTCCGCAACGAGTTCGGTGTTGCACGTCGCTACAGCCGCATCTACCCGATGACGTCTGACACGCTCAACGTGCCAAACGCATCAACTTCGACCACGACTTACTATCCTGGTGAAGCAACTGCCATCACCGCGAGCGACATCACCTTCTCACAGGTTCAACTGTTGGCGAAGAAACTTGCCATCCTGACAATCGTGTCGAAGGAACTGAACGAAGATACCGTCATCGACTTCGGCGCTATGCTGGCGCAGGACTTCGCATACGGCCTCGCAGCTGCTGAAGACCTCGCTGCATTCCAGGGCGATGGTACGAGCACCTATGGTTCCATCACTGGAATCATGCCAAAGATCAAGGCACTGTCTGGAACATTTACGAGCATCGCATCGATGGTCGTTGGTGCTTCTGGTTCATCGTCCGCACTTTCGAGCTTGACGCTCGCAAACTGGCAGTCGATGGTCGCGAAGCTTCAGCCATATGCCACGAATCCTCGCTGGTTCATGCATAAGTCCGTGTTCTACAACGGATGCGCCGACAAGCTCATCGCACTCGGTGGAAACGCCATCATGGACATCCAAAATGCCTATGGCACTGAGCCAACACTGTTCGGTATTCCGATTTCGTTCGTCCAGAACATGCCATCTGCTACCGGAGCAAGCGTCGACCTCGCAGTCCTCGGAGACCTCTCCAAGGGTGTCGCATTCGGTGATCGCCGTGGCGTCAGCGTGGAAGTTTCTGATCAGGTAAAGTTTGTTGAGGATGCTCTGACGTTCAAGGCCACCGAGCGCTATGCGTTCAACGCCTTCGACATCGGAAACGTCAATGCGACTGTCGCATCACAGGTTCCTGGTTCGCTCATCGTTCTTCAGGCCAGCGCCAGCTAGTCTGTAGGACTCTCGTCCACAAAGGGGAGCGGGGTATCCCGTTCCTCTTTTTCTTTTAGGAAGCACACATGCCACTCACTAGGACTCAAGCACTCGACCGTCTCGCGTGGATGGTCGCATCAGATCAGTATCCGTTCCTGGACAGCACCGCGATACAGCAGCTCGTGGACGATCACGCTCGCTGGGCTGTCTGGTCTGCATCCACAGCCTTCGTCGTTGGCGACATCATCATCCCGACCGTAGCGAATGGCAGACTCTACCAGTGCGTCATCGCAGGGACATCGAGCGCCACTGAGCCACAGTTTCCTCAGTACACGAGGACAACTGGCTATTCGGTCAATGATGGATCAGGCGACCTTCTATGGGAGGACATAGGTCCCGCCAACATTGAGCGTTATGACATCCGCACAGCTGCGCGACAGGGCTGGATTCGCAAAGCGTCCAGCATCACGCACCTTATTGATGTCAAGGATGGTCAGGTCGACGCAAAGATGGCGGTGCTCCGTGAGCACTGTCTCGACCAGGCGAAGCGCTTCAGCCCGATGGTGTTCGTATGATTCCGGCAGCTTATTCAAACGCGCTCAAGAACGCGATTCAAGCGTATTCTTACGCTGACCGTGTCGCAATCTGGCGGACCGTCAATGCGGCGGACGGCATAGGTGGCGTGTCTCAACACTGGATACAGGTCGCTGAGATCCGTGGCACCATAAGCAACACCGGCGATACCGAAGGCGTGGTCGGTGGCATGATCGAACAGTCTGGCACATGGACCCTGACGTGCTCGCCTGACATCGAGGTCAAGGCCGATGACAGGATATACACCAGCGGGAATCCGCAGAACCTGGCGCCATACTACGAGTGCATCGGCAGTGACTACGGTCACACGAACGCAGTCAGTCAAACCATCGGACTCCGCGCCAGGACAAACGGCTAACTGTATCTACTGCGTGGTGCAAGCTTGGACCTTATCGCACCATGATAAAGGTGAAGTCATTGGTGGAGTAGTCTATGAGTCCAGAGATGTGGGTGCAGATCGGTATCCAAGCTTTTATTACGACGGTGAGTATCGGTGCCGCTTGGGTGGCATTGCAGGTCAGGCTGACGCGCCTGGAGACTCAGGTGGCACACATCATCTCGACGCTCGATGGACAACAGCAGGAAGTGCGCCGCATCGAACAGCGACTCGGTAAACTTGAAAACAAGGTCAGCGCGTTGGAGGCAGTCATAAACAGATGAACTCTATATCAATCAAAAGACTCGTGGTCGTTGTGATCGTGGCTTTCGTAGCTGCATTCACTTCCGTGTTCGGCGATGGCATCAGGACATCCGAAGCACACGACCTCAGCGAGCTCGGCGCAGTGCTGGCACTCTACGGCTCCAAGGCGATAGCGGCTGGTGTCTCAGCTGCGGTGAGCAGTGTGCTGGCGTTCCTCACGATGCCGTTCAAGGGTACGGGAATCAATGCGCTGAAGGTGGGCAAATGACACAGACCAAAACACTCACTGCCGTCAACATCGGCACTGATGGCGGTGTGATGTGCGTGTTTTCTGACACTGGTGTTTATTATGCATCTGTTGAACAGTTACAGGATGCTGTGACTGAAGCTGCGTCAGGGTCTGATAATCAACTCCAGATGTTGCTTTTGATGCTTTGGATGCAAGATAACATAATCGGTCGTACAGCGGTGCTTGACACCGACAACGCTTCAAATGTGGTGACTACCTATGCCTAGTTATGAAGGGCCAGCATTCGCAATAAAAAATGGCGCACCCACAGTAAACAGTGCTCAATTTTGGGCGTTGGGTCATTATGTTTTTAATACTTTTAAAGCGACTGGAAACCATACTGTAACGGCTATTCGTGCCCCCGGTTATCGTACATCTGGAGCAACTGGCACTATTCGTGTAGGTATACAAACTGTATCTGGCGGGCCGATGAATAGCGTTCCTGATGGTACTTACTTGGTTTACGAAGATGTAGCAGTTACAACCTATACGACCTCAATGGCATCTAAGTGGACTACATTAACAACCCCTTACACACTTACAAAAAATACTTTTTATGCGATTGTCGTAACTGCTCAAAGCGGGACGTTTAACTCTTCCACACAGATTTTCTTTGCTGGATATAACACAAGTTCTTATGCCGCAGGATTTGCATTTTTTCCAACCACGGGGAGACAGGCAGCATCAAATAGTATTACAATCGGTGATTACTTCCTTGGTTACAGGACAGCATCACAAGGGTATTATGGGGTAGTTATGCCGCTATCTGATGAAAATGGTGTAAACATCGAGATGGGTGCAAGATTTGTTGTTCCATCTAGTCAGTACTCATCGATTGAATGCTTAGGTATTCGCAATAAATCCAATGCTTTAGCCCAACAAACAGTACGTCTCTATGATGCCTCAAATAATGTAATCGCGTCAGCAACTCCTAAATTTGACAACACTGTTGGACGTGCTATTTATGACACCTACTGGGATACAGCAGTCAACCTGACAGCGGGAGCAACTTATTACTGGGGAACTGTATGTCCTAGTTCAACGCAATTTATTTCTCACGTATCGGTTGATTCTGTTACCGACTGGCTGGCAGATACAAATTGGCAATTTGCAAAGGCACGTAGGACAACACCTGTTACGGGTGCGTGGACAATCACGACTACTGAGAACTACGAGCATCAACTGATTCTAGGCAATATCAATCCACTCGGCGGTGTTATGACGCATCCGGGCATGACAGGGGGCATTCGTGGCTAAGTTATTCGTACAGGCGCAAGCCACATCCAACCGCTCCGAGTATGTCTTTGTGCAGGATAGCGCAAGCACAACAGGTGGCGGTAAGACAGGTATTGCCTACAACGCTGCGAGCTTCACTGCTTACTATGTTCGACCTCCAGTTGCTGGTGTAGGTGGTACAGCAGTATCAATTACGTTAGCGACACAAACAGTCAGCGGCACGTATTCATCTGGTGGATGGGTTGAAGTAGACGCAACCAACCTGCCGGGCATCTATCGCTTTGATATCCCTAACGCAGTATTTGCGACAGGTGTAGACCACGCTGTCGTTATGCTCAAGGGTGCATCTGGCATGGCTCCAGTATCGCTGGAGTATCAGTTGACTGGCTTTGACCCTGCTACATCTTGGCTGACATCAGCGCAGACAGCCGCAGCGGTCTTTGATGCAGTTTCGTCATCGTACACAACTGCTGGATCAATGGGCGCACGCCTCCTGAAGACAACGGTCGACAATCGTCCTGTGGATGTCGGGACATCGAATCACATCCAGGCGAATATCCACGCGATTGTCGATTCAACAGCAGCTGCGTCCGAGTTGTCTGGCGCGCTACTTCACAACGGTACAGATTACATTTCCGCAGATCTGTTGACGCCAGTGTCAGCTGCTACCAGCGTACACATCGGACCGTATCAACTGCTGGCTGATGGCTTAGGTGCTGATCAGCCGCTCGATGTCAATGTGGGCACGGCAACATCTGTCGATGTCCAGGTCACTGACGCGAATGGCACAGGCATCGACATCACTGGCGCGACGGTCACAGCGAAGGTTTACAGCTCAACGGGAACACTCGTGGCGTCGTATGCCGGCACTGCGACGTATGCGGACAATGGGCGCCTGACATTCGGTCTCACGACTACGGTCACGAACACCTCTGGCACGTACACTGTGACTGTGACCAGGACAACAGGCGCGACCGACACGCAGATCTTTGGACCACTTCGACTTTATGTGAGGCCAGTATGAGTGTGAACATCATCAACATCACCGAAGATCCGGAACAGGTTGTGCAGCTCGCAGCCTGGACGGGTGACTGGCACACGTACGTGGTGCGTTTGGTGGATTCAAACGGCTCACCGATTGACATCACGACAGGTACTCTCGCGGCGACATACACGAATGCGGCCACAGGCGTCGCATATAGTTTCGTGACAGGAACAGCCACACTCACGAAGTCTCTCTCCTCACAGGGCATCGTGACGGTCCTGAACCCTGCTGCATACCCGACAGCAGCTGTCGTGCGCTTGACATTGTCGCTCACGGTCTCGACTACTGTGCGCCGCTTCGGGCCATTACTCATCGAGGTCCTGGCGCCATGACCGTCAAGGTCGACCTGTCCGGCTTCGATGACGCGGAGCAACGTTTTCGCATGCTGGCTGTTTTTCTCCAGAATGCGGTGAGTGCTTCGTATACCGGCATGATCGCACTGATGACAGGCGCAAAGTCAGGACGACGCTATAAGGTCGGAGGGACAGTCTATCAAGCATCCGCGCCAGGACAAGCACCAGCTGTGCGGACAGGATTCCTGCGGACCTCGATCACAATCGGCAAAGTCAATGACTACGAATACGTGATCAGCATCGCGGCGCCTTATGGCAAAATCTTGGAGTTCCAAAAGAATCGACCGTTCGCAATACCTGCCAGCACGAAGGCATGGAATGTGTTCCAGGGTGTAGTTAGGAAGTACTTCAATGGTTGAGTCTTTAGTCGTGGATGAGTGGATCTATGACACACTCACAGCTGACGCAACGCTCCAGGGACTGCTGGCGGTCGATAACAGATCGCCATCGTACCAGCAGGGTATTTACCTGTATCTCGCACCAGAGAAGGATCCGATCAGCCTTCGACAGCCACAGGTTCCATACATCGTGGTACGTCACACTGACAATGGACAGGACGATACCACAGCCATGTGTGGCGGTCGAATCCTCACCAGTTCCGTGCACCAGGTG